GTGGTCGAGTCCTAGGGCCCAAGTAAAGTTGGGGAAAACATTCTCGCGCAACTTCTCCAGCTCAGGTGGTACTGTAGGCGATGTGGTTTTGACAATCTCCGTACGTGATATGTTATAATCACGGATAGGTAGTATGCGGAAACCGTCGATGTAGAAACCAACTTGGTCCTCGTAGACATCTGACTGCACTATTTCGCCGATGTCTTTCTCGTGTTGCCAATTTCTCAACTTTGCGTGCAAGCGGTTGATGAACTTCCTCCACGCCCTTGATAATATGGGGATTTCATGGAAGTGGTTCTTCAGCTCGTTGAAGCAAGCTGAGATGGTGCGGGTGCGATCAGATCTAGCTATGGCACCGAGCACAAATAATGATATGACGATTCGATGATATTCTTCCGGATGGACGTCCCAGGGGTCTTGAAATTGTGTTGTCCCAACGACAATGCGGCGGCGTAATCCGCTGGCGTAGGTAGCAAGCTCATGGAACTTGTAGCCCTCGTCAGCTGTGCGCTCAGCGTATGCCATGATGGCACCAGCAACATTCTCTGGCACCGCATAGTGGTTGACGTCATTTTGTGTCACATAAAAGCCATTCTTACAAGCTTGATAGATGTCTGGCACCAAGACATGTCGCTTGAAGATAGAATATAGAGGAACGGTGCGGTAAATGTTGCCTTCACATTTACTGGTACGGACGAGACGAAGTACACGAAGGGGACCGTGGGATCTCACAACTTCGATAGCGATGTCGAAATTTTCGCAAGATATCTTGGTTGTGTTCATCCAGGATTCCCATGTTTCCCTGAGATGCTTGTATGGAATCGATTCGTCTCTCATACCAAAGTAGGCATGTTTGTCCAGTAGCTTAACGTCAAAAAACTCATATGGATCCATCAACGCGTGGTTATAAAACCGCGTGGTGAAATACATATAGGCTGTGAGAGTCTCGAGACCATGGCGATTGAATATGTCACCCATTTCTGATATTGATATATCGTATATCGAATGGACAGCAAACCCATGCTTGGCACGAAAATCACAGTTTTGTGATCCGTTGACGCATGCATACGCTCGGGTACCGTAAACGGCAGCGCGATGGAGAAGAGGGTCTGTACAATTGCTTGCGACTCGATACAGCTCTCGAGTGTTGTTCATGAGTAGGCAATTGTGGCTTGCGTTGAGTGGTCGATTGACTGCGTCACCTATTGTTAGAGTACAGATAGCTTGTTTGTTGTAATTTGCTATGAGTCTAGATGCCTCTTCATTGCAGTAATCGTTCAAAGCTGCTAGCACAGGGTGCGAGGAGTCTTTGTACGCATTTTTTGGATATACATAACGGCTTGGGAAGCACGCCTGTAATTGCTGATTTTGGATATCGGTCATGCGATATTGGTGGGTCCAAGCGTCATTGATACGCTCTTGTTCCCACTGGAGCGAGATATAATCTCGCTCTGCTTGGATTTTTAGTAGACCTTCCGAGGAAGGTCGTGTTATGACTGAACAGTCCAT